GTTTGTGACCGAAGAGGAGGCGGAATTTGCACGGGCCATGATGAACCTGCTGTCGATGGACTTCGACATCCACACGCGCTATGCCGACATGCTGCGCTTCAATTCGTTCCGCCGCGCACGCCGCGTGAGGCGCGAACTTGGCAATGGCTTCATCTTCGCCACCCACGGCGCGAAGCCATGCAAGGATTTCGACATCGGCAAGGCGGCGGACCGCGCCCGCTGGGTGAAGGAACACGGCACGACCATTCTCGACTTCGGAGCCGGCCACCTGACCGAAACCTTCCTCCTGCGCCAGGCCGGTATCGACTGCACGCCGTTCGAGCCCTACCGACTCGGCCCCGGCGGCATCAACAAGGCGGAGAGCGTGGAACTGACCCGCGCATTCCTGGCCGAAGTGGCGGCGGGCAAGGAATGGACCAGCATCTTCATCGCCAGCGTGCTGAACTCCGTGCCGTTCCGCGAGGACCGCGACCACATCGCCTGTCTTTGCTCCGCCCTGTGCAAGCCGTTCACCAAGGTCTATGCCTGCGCATCGTCGGCGGGTGAATCCGGCTGGCGGCAGGTCAATGGCAAGGCGTTCATGAACGAGAGCAACGCGGGCAACATCGCATTCCGCCTCGACTACGAACCGGGCATCCGCATCGGCGACTTTCAGGACAAGCCCAAGGTCCAGAAGTATCACACGGTCTCCGAGTTCAAGGATCTCTTCGGCACGTTCTTCCGCTCGGTGAAGGTGGAAGAGTTCTCCAACAACATCAACGCGGCCTGCGCGGCGGCGCTGCCCGTCGATCCCGCCCGCCTGCGTGCGGCCATCGAGTTTGAATTCAACCTGCCCTATCCGGACGGCACCCGCATGGATCTCGTGCAATGCGCCATGGACTCTTTCAGCCAACGTCTTCAGATTACCCTATGATCATCCTGCTAGACCTCAACTACACGCTGGTGGCCAACTCGCCCAAGCACGGCACCACGCCCGAGCGCATGGAGAAGCGACTGGCCAACGAGCAATACCGGCAATGGCTCGTCGAGCTTGTCCGGCCGCACACCGTCGTTCTCATCACGGCCCGCCCCGAAACCTGGACGATCAAAACGCTCGACCGCATCGAGGAGCAAACTGGCTGGCGGCCGCAGGATGCGTGCTTCGCGCCCAAGGGCTGGTGGAATCCCCCGGCGATCAAAGAGCATCTGCTGAAAAAGGACGTGTTCCCGATCCACGGCGAGGACGCCCGCTACCTCGCGATTGAAAGCAATCCACGGACCCGCGAGATGTATGCGCGGTTCTCGATTCCTTGCTTCTGGGTGACAGGAGAAGGCACCTGCCTGACCGAGGGCACCCGGATCGTGAAGCGGTTGCCGCGTTGACATCGGCCACGCGGGCATGAGTGAAGCCCAACGTGACGAGGTGATTCCCCGCGGAGCCTGGCAGTTCGATCAGGAAGTGACCGCCGTTTTCGACGACATGCTCCAGCGGAGCATCCCGCAATACAACGCGATGCGCATGGTGACCTTCGAGGTGGGCCGTCGCTTCGTGCAACCCGGCACCGCCATCATCGACATGGGATGCTCACGCGGCCAGGCGCTTTTGCCATTCGTTTCCAACTTCGGCGCTGACAACGATTACATCGGCCTGGAAATCAGCGAACCGATGATCCAGGCGGCGCGCCAGACCTTCGACTACCACCCGTACGGCAATCGCGTCACCATCCAGTCTGCCGACCTGCGCCACGAGTTCCCTGGTGTGACATCCAGCCTCGTGCTCTCGGTGCTCACGCTCCAGTTCACGCCCATCGAATACCGCCAGCAGATCATCCGCCGCGTGTTCGAATCGCTCGCGCCGGGCGGTGCCTTCATCCTGGTGGAGAAAGTTCTCGGTGCCACCTCCAAGCTTGATGAGGCATTCGTAAATCTCTTCCTCCAGATCAAGCGCGAGAACGGCTATTCCGACAGCCAGATCGACCGCAAGCGGATGTCGCTTGAAGGCGTGCTGGTGCCCGTCACCGCCCGCTGGAATGAGGAGCTTCTCTATCAGGAAGGCTTCACGTCCGTCGATTGCTTCTGGCGGCATCTCAACTTCGCCGGATGGGTGGCGGTCAAGCCATGAGCAATCCACGCACCCATGATGACGGGCGGCCAACTCTCGCCCCGGACATCGCCGAGAAGATCCTCGACGCCGATTTCCAGAACATCGTTAAGAAGGTCGCCGCTGGAAAACCGCTCACAGTTGCCGAACGCACCCGCATCGAATCCCGGGCGGCCGGCAGCGTGGAAACGCTCGCCTATGCCAATACACTCGTGGAACTCGCCGCCGTGCTCGGGGTGTCCCGCCGCACGCTTTCGAGCTGGCAGAAGATGGAGGGCGCGCCCAAGGCGCTTTCCAACGGACTCTGGCCGGTGGCGGACTGGCGGGAATTCGTTCGTATCCGCGGATTGAGTGCCGGTCGCGTGCCGGTTGGCAACGAGGAGGCGCTGAAGGCCCGCAAGCTTCTGGCAGAAGTCGAGGAACGGGAGCTTCGCATCGCGGTGAAGAAGGGCGAATACGTCGCGCTCACCAAAGTCCGCGAGGAATGGATCGGCCTGGTCGCCCAGGCGACATCCATCCTGCGGGCGAAATTTGAGAACGAGCTTCCGCCAGTGCTTTCCGGTCTCGACGCCACCGGTATCCAGCGGGAATGCCGCCGTGCGATTGATGAAGTTCTCCGCTGCCTCCACGAATCATGAATGCTCTCAAGGACATCTGGCGCGAGGCATGGCAACCGCCTGACCGGCGGCCGGCCTGGGCGTGGTGCGAGGATCATATCGAGGGCATCCCGTATTCGCCCAACCCGGGACGCTTCCGCTCGGAAAACTCACCCTGGATTCGCGAGATCATGGAATCGTTGGTCGATCCGCGCATCCGCTTGGTTTCGATCATCGCATCGGTCCAGTCATCGAAAACCACCGCGCCGGAACTCACGCTCTGCTATATCATTTCCAACCTGCCGGGGCCCGCCCTCTGGCTCGACCAGACCGATGAGGATGCCCGCGACTATTCCGAGTCGCGCCTGCAGAAACTCTTCGACCAATGCCAGCCGGTGGCCCGGCTCATGCCAACCGGCGTTCACCGCCACAAGCGCAAGAACAACGCGATTCAATTTACCAACGGCATGACGCTCTGGATTCTCGGGGCGCACAATAAGACCAACCTGCAACGCCGTTCGATCCGCTGGTTGATCGGTGACGAAACCTGGCGCTGGCCGCAGGGGCACATGGCGGAAGCCGAGGCCCGCGTCACCGCCTTCGGCTGGCTCGGCAAGTGCATCTTCATGAGCCAGGGCGGCGAGGAGGATGACGATACCCACCGGAAATTCGAGATGACCGATCAGCGCGAATGGACATTCGCCTGCCCGGAGTGCGGCCACCGCCAGCCGTTCAAGTGGGAATGCGTTGAGTGGAGCAAGTCGGCCCGCGATGAATCCGGCGAGTGGGATTTCGATGAAGTCCGGCGCAGCGCCGCGATGCGTTGCGAGTCATGCAACCACTACTTTAACGATGGCGAACGGACCCGGCGGGAACTCAATGCCACCGGTGCCTTCGTCGCCAAGAACCCGAAAGCCTCGAAAGAAAACGTCGGATTCCACTGGAACGCGCTGTGCGCGATGAGCTGGGGACAGTTGGCCGAACTCTACCTGCGGGCCAAGGCGTCGGCGCGGAAGGGGGATGTCTCGCTGCTTCAGCAGTTCTATCAGAAGCGTCTTGGCCTGCCGTGGCGCGAATACGTCGAGGATTACAAACTCGAAATCACCAAGTCCGGCTACAAGCGCGGCGAGACATGGGAAGAGGAGGGTGCGATTGATCCGAAGACCGGGCGTGTGATTTCCGCACCGCTGCCCGAGCGAACCGGCCTGATCCCGCTGCGTTTCATCACCGTGGACTGCCAGATGGATCACTTGTTCGCCGTGGTGCGTTCTTGGTCGGCGGAAGGATCAAGCCGCCTGGTTTGGAACGAACGCATTCTTTCATTCACCGACATCGACGTGTTACAGGAACGCTTCGAGATTCACCCGAGTCTCGTGTTCCTCGACGCCGGCTATGCGACCTACGATGTCTATCGGGAGTGCGCCAAGCGCGGCTGGGTGGCGCTCATCGGCGACCGCCGCCCGGTCTATGCCCACAAGGGCCGCGATGGGAAAACCGTCCAGCGGTTCTACTCGCCCCGGCGCAAGGTGGTGCTGTCGCATCGCCAACACTGCCACGTCCATTACTGGAGCAACCTCAACATCAAGGACACGCTCGCCCGCCTCCGCCGCAATCAGGATGCGAGCCAGGGCCCGACGTGGGAGGTGCCCGACGACATCGACGACGACTATCTCGCCCAGATGGAAAGCGAGCAGCGCATCAAGGAAAAGGGCCAATGGATGTGGAAGCAGATCGGGTCGCGACCGAATCATTACCTGGACTGCGAGGCGATGCAGGCGACGGCAGCGACCATGCTCAAGATCGTAGGCCGCGAGTCCATCGCTGCCGCCCCGGTTGACACTCCGGACGGGGAGTCATGAAAAACGTCACCATCCTCCGTCTCCTCACCGCAGTGGCTTCCGGTCTTTCGACTCTCGCCGCTCTCGATCTGGCCGGCATCGCCCAGATGTTTGATCCCACCACCGCGAAATACCTGCTCGCCGCTGGTCCCGCCGCACTCGCCGTGAAGGAACTTGTCGTCGTGCTTGGCGATCTCTTCGACGACGGCAAGCCCAACAAATCCTTCAAGGTCGGCGTGTTCTGCTTCGCGCTGGCCATCCTGACCGTCCCGTTCCTTGTGTCCTGCACCACGCCACCAGCCGTCCAGGGCGAGTTCATCAGCAAGGACGGCCGCATCAAGGTCCACCCGGACGGCCGCTTTGAAATCATCGTCGAACCCCGCACCTCCAAGTAAGCCATGGAATCCCCAACATTCAGCGAGTGGTTCGGCAAACAGGGTTTCCGTCACTTCGGCGCGGGCGAGTTCCTCAGCTATTTCGCCCGTGAGCGAAAGTCGGTAAAAAACAGCCCGCCGCCCCAACGGCTCTGGAAGAACATCGTGCCCACCCTCCGCATCGTGGACGATCTCCGCGAGTCCTTCGGCAAACCTTGCCGCATCCTGAGTTCCTACCGGTCGCCCGACTATAACCGGGCAGTGGGTGGCGCTCCCCTCAGCCAGCACAAGGAGTTCACCGCACTCGACATCGCGTTCGACGGCATCAGCCCTCAGCGGGTCTATGACCGGCTCATCGAATGGCGCAAGGCGGGCAAGTTCACCGGCGGCCTGGGTCTCTATCCCTCGTCGGGTTTCGTCCACATCGACACGCGGGGGCGCAACGCCACCTGGAAAGGCAACTGATCCATGGCCGAAGGACTTTTCAGAACCAACTTCACACTCTCCGAGATTCTCGTCATCCATCAACGGGCGAAGGACCTGCTCAAGGAGGGCAAAACGATCATGTCGTACAACGAGGCAGGCAGTTCGGCGTCGAAGCAATTCACTCTGCCAGTCGATGTGGTGCTCAAGGAGTGTGAATTTACCCTGCAACGCATGGACCCGGCCACCTATGGAAAGCTCAAGACCGTCGCCGTGTCGCAGGTTTCCGGATACCTCCCAAAATGAATCGTCTGAAATCCATCGCCTGTCTCCTGCTGCCCCCCGTGCTCGTCCCCAGAGCATGGGGTTCGCCGTTTGAAGCGGCCAACTGGTCGCCCCGTCGTGGATCGGTGCCGGGTGCCGCGCCGACGGATTCCCGCAATGAACTGACTTCCACGGTCCGCACCGAGTTGGTCCGCAAGTCGCGCTACATGCACAAGAACTCGGGTTTCGTCCGCGAGCTTGTGGCAAACATGGCAATTTACTCGACCGGCGACGGCATCCGCGTCCAGGCGCAATCGCAAGATCCGGAATGGAACCGTGCCGCCGAATCGTATTTCGCGCTCTGGTCGGCTCGCTGCGAAGTGACGCGCCGGTTTTCGTTCGAGGAATGCCAGGCGCTCGTTTGCCGCGGAATGGACATCGACGGCGAGTATTTCATCCACAAAACCCGCGATGGCGACGGTGAACCGCGCATTCAGTTGCTAGAAAGCCATCGCATCGGTGATCTGTTCGGCTCGAAGGATTCCGTGGATGGAGTCGGATTGGATGCATTCGGCGCACCCTTGTTCTACCGGGTGATTGAGGATAGCGGAAAAACCCGCGATATGCCTGCCGAGTCGGTGCTCCATATCCATGAACCGGAATGGGCTGGCGGCGTGCGTTCCCATCCGACGATTCAGCACTCGATCAACCATGTCCTTGATGAAATGGAATTGCTCGCTCTGGAAAAGCATGCGGTGAAGGACAATGCCGACGTGTCACGCATCCTCAAGACGGCGCGTGGCGAGATCGACGACAACGGTGACTTCGTGGTCGGCGGCGGGGCTGGTGGCGGCGAGTCCAGCGACCCCGTGTCTCTCCAGAAAATCGTGGGTGGCAAACTGGTGGCGCTCAAACCAGACGAATCGCTCGACAGCTTCCAGTCGAACCGGCCCAGCCCGACGTTCACCGGATTTTTGGAACACCTGCGGCGTGATTCCGCGCTCGGCATGATCCCGTTCGAGTTCGCGGCCGATTCCAGCAAGGTCGGTGGCGCGGGTGTGCGCTTGATCGTTGCCAAGGCGGATCGTCGCTTTTCGTTCCGCCAGATGATCCTCGAACGCCGCCTGATTCGTCCGGTTTGGACCTACGTTGTCGGCGATGCGATTGCACGCGGGTTGTTGCCGCCCATCGAAGGTTGGTGGAAAATCTGCACGGTGCCGCCGAAACGCGTGACCGTGGATGCCGGCCGCGAAGCCCAACAGAACCGCGCCGATGTGGAAATGGGATTGAAAACGCTCAGCGATCACTTCCAGGAACTCGGCGCGGACTTCGGCGAGGAAATCGAACGCCGCGCCAGTGATGCGAAGCTCATCCTCGAAACCGCCGAGAAGCACGGCGTGCCGGTGGAAATGCTGTGGAAGCCCTCAGGCGCTGCGTTGACACCACCGACCGGGCGTGAGTCCGGTAATTCAACATCGCGAGTGGCTGATCCAGCCTGAAGCATTGCAATCCATGGCCGCGGCCCTGCGGGGGCTGGTGGATCGCGGCGGGATGCTCCCGAAACAGGCATCCGAAAGTTCGCTGCTCTCCGTCGAAGAAGGCATCGGCGTGGTCGCCATCGAGGGTCCGATCCTTCGCAAACCCGATTTGTTTGCCCGCATCTTCTTCGGCGCGACCAGTTCCGAGGAAATCGGCGATGCGCTGCGTGAAGCTGCGGGAAGAGAGGACATCAAAGCGGTGTTTCTCAACATCGACTCTCCCGGTGGCACCGTGGCCGGCACGCCGGAACTGGCGAATGCAGTCGCCGCGCTCGACAAGAAGAAGCCGGTCTATGCCTTTTCGTCCGGCCTCATGTGCTCCGCCGCCTATTGGGTGGCAAGCCAGGCCCGCGCCATCTATGCCACGCCATCCGCCCAAGTCGGCTCCATCGGTGTGGTGCAGGCCGTGATCGATAACAGCGCGGCCCTCGACAAGGCCGGGATCAAGGTCGAGGTCTTCTCCGTCGGCAAATACAAGGCGATGGGCGCACCGGGCACGCCGCTAACAGACGACCAGCGCGAGTTGATTTCCTCGAACCTCGCGGAAATCGCTGGGGAATTCCATGCCGCCGTGCTGGCAAAGAAGCGAGCGATCCCCGCCGAAGCCATGGAAGGCCAGACCTTCAGCGGCAAGCAGGCCCAGCGTCACAACCTCGCGGGCATGGTCGCGGATCGTGCCGAAGCCATGCATCGCCTGCGGATCTATCACGCGTCGGTTGACAACGGATCACGGGCAATGGAAACCACTGTCGAAGACGAACTCGCTCAAGCCCGCACCCAGGTCGCCGACCTCCAGCGGGATTTTCAAGCTCAGACCGAACTTCTCAACGAGGAATCGGCCACCGTCACCTCCCTGCGTGGCGAGGTGGAAACCCTCTCGGCCCAGATCGACACGCTGACCGGCGAACGCGATTCCGCCAACGAACGGGTCAACGCGCAGCAATCCCGCATCACCGAGCTTGAGGCATCTCAGGCCGACTTCGACCGGCGAGTCCAGACCGAGGTCGCCCGTGTCGTCGCCTCCACCGGCACCACGATGCCCGCCCGCGTCACGCCCGCCGGGGACAATCAAGCCGCCGCCACCCAGGCCACTTCGCTGCAAGACCTCGTCGCCGAATACACGCGCCTGGTGAACGCCAACAAGCCCGACGAAGCCGCCGCCTTCTATCACCAACACCTCGCCTCCCACTTCAACCGCTAATCCGCCATGTCCAACAGCAACGCCACCGTCAATTCCCCGCTGATCGCCC